TATATAAAATTATTCATCACTTATATGTAATGCCACAGAAACGTTTAAGTATATTAATATCGTGTTTAACAAAACAAACAAAATAGGCATTTGAATATATATTGGATAATATCATAGAACCTCTATTTCAAAACAACTCACTTAAGATGCCTCTATTCTTCATAAATAACTAAAACCTAATGGACAAGAATATAAATCAAGGGAAAATAGACTCGCAAACCTTAGAGAGTATCTTCCGGACAAGCAAAAAGACCATACAGGAATATGTGTCCGAGATCGAAAGGAATTGCAGATATAAATCGACTCGCTCTCAAGTTGTCAAGGGAGTGATCTTGGATGATAGATCAAGATTGATCGACTTATATGAGGCATGTGTACAACAGGACGCTCACATAAGAAGTGTCTTAGAGACATTGGAGTCCCAGATTATCGGAGAAAGATATATGTTGGCAAGACAAAATGCTAATGGTCAATATGTCCGTGATGTGGAGGCTACGAAGAAAATACAAGGGAGCCAATTCATCAAGATCATCAAAGGCATTGCTGAATCTAAATTGTACGGTTATACGTTGATTGAGATTAATCCAACAATCGATCCTATTACAGGAAAACTGAATGACGTGAATCTCATCGAACGCCGCAATGTATTGCCTGAACAAAAGACCGTATTGAAACGTCAAGGCATATGGCTTCCTAATTGGGACCTTGAGACTCCTAAATATAAGAAGAACTATATCCTTATAAACTCTGGTGATCTAGGCTTGTTCTCAGCCACTACTCCATTGATTCTCGCCAAGAAATTCACGTTGGCTAACTACATAAATTTCAGCCATACATATGGACAACCTATTATCCATGGTAAATCGGAGAGTGAGAATCTTGGAGATCGAAATAGACTAGCCAACGATATCGCATCTGCCGCAACCAATCGTGTTATCGTGACGGGATTAAATGATGACATAGACATCAAGGCTTTTACTATGTCCAATAGCGAGAAGATTTATACGAGCCTTATCGAGCTAGTTAACGCCGAGGTGTCAAATTTGATTCTAGGTTCTGAGTCTATGGCTGGAGCGACACAATCCTATGTAGGATCAACTAAAGCCCACCAAGATATTTTCCGAGACCGCATCAAGGTCTATCGGGAATATATTGAGAATGCCATGAACGAGGAGATTATTCCACGGCTAGTAGCTATGGGATATATTGAGAATGGACTGGAATTTAAATATTCCGGAGGATTGGAGATGAGCGTTGAGAGCAAGATAGATCTTTACGATTTTCTTTCAGATAAATATGAGATAGAACCAGACGAGATCGCAAAGGAATTTGGTGTTGTTGTAAAGAAGCAGTTTAATAATCCCGCTGGATGGAACGATATAAATGATGACGGTAAAGTCAATGATAAGGATAACGTGGTGGCTGGTGGATCAATGGGTACTGTTGCCCCTGCATCCAGAAGACGTTATAGGAGAAGGAGCAGCAGTAGCGTAGCGAACTATTTACAGGAGGTCATGAATGGAAGACGAGATATTCGATGAGACTAAAATTAATGATGAGACCGAGAAAGAGTACGAGTATTTATTGTTCTTGTTCGAGCAACTATTAGATAAATTCGACAACCAGACCATAGACCTAGAGGAGTTTCAAGACATTGTCGAGGCTCGGGCCATGTTCGCTTTTGGACATTGCGTGAGAAGGTTTGGTATAGATTTTAACGAGGCGCTGGATATAGTAAGAAATCACAACAAGACATATCTAACGCCCTCAGAGATCGAGAGAAGGAAAGCTCTCGTTGCGGCTTTGGACAACTTGATTGATTTTGCCACGGCAGAGGAGACTCAAGTATATATGGATATAGAGGAGCAAGACGAGGATAGTGATCCGGAAGAGATCTTCTATCTATATAATAATGTATACGCCAAGACCGAAAATAAGGACATAGACTACGCCTCATTTATAGCAGCATGGTGGATAACTTTACCAGAGGAGACAACCCTTATGTTTATGACACAAGGGGACGAGCGTGTTCGTGACTCTCATCGTGCGTTGGAAGGACTTAGCTATCCTAAATCTCAATTTCCTGAATGGCTGATCCCCCCTATCGATTGGAGATGCCGTTGTTACTTGGTGGAATCATTTACGAGACCCAACTATATGGATGTTCCCGATATAAGTTCTATTATAGATAAAGCAGTTAATCCTGTGTTCAAGCAAAGCCTAGCGAAGGGTGGAGCTATATTCGGAGAGGATCACCCATACTTCACCGTGGATAAGAATCTTATTCAATCCATGAAAAACATATCATCAAGCATCAAATCCAAATACAATTTGACATGAATGGTATAGATATCACTTTTCAAGACATGCTAAATCAATGGAAAATAGTCCCTAGCAAATTTGCGTCTGGCTTATTTAAGGCCAAGCTGAAAATAGGGGAAGAATATGTCAAGGAATTTAAGAGGTCGTTTGACCTAAAGAAAGCTCCCGGCGACAATGGTAGATTTTGGCCTCTTAGAAAAAACGAACATCGTTATCATCATGAGTTAATGAACGAAACGGGGGATTTGAAAGATTCTATCTCCTACCAACTATACGAAGGAGGAGGGTTGATGATCTATACGGATGAAAACAAGTTCCGTGCTAATGGAAGAAGAAATGACGCATTTAAAAGTTACGCAGCCTTCCATAACGATCCAACAGGAACATGGCCTCCAAACATCCAACGTAAATTCATGGGTGACTCCCCTTTGGTTGAGCTTAAAGCGCAACTGATACTATATAACTTATTAAAAAGCATCATATGATAAAAAAATACAAACCAAGACTCTTAACGAAAGAAAGCGAAGGAAGTTCTGATGAGCAAGACAATAGTGAGCTTACAGACAATGAGAACACATTAGGCGATGTATTTCAAGCTATCAAAAGAGCAATCCTTACCGTGAAGGAAGAAGAGGGTAATATGGAAAGTCCTCCCCTTTTTAAAACAATAGCCATAGATACCGGTCAGTTCGAGAGAATCATGAGCAAAACCAATACTGAATACGAGACCGTTTTTCCCGCTTGTTTTATACGATTTACGAATGTTCATTTTCTGGTAGCCCAGCAACATATTGGAGAAGGACGTGGTACTGTTCGTATTAGATTTATCCTTAACAAGTTGGACAATCAACATATAAAATGGGAAACATACCCTTTTTATATAGCGGAAAGATTGAATAAAGCTATCCAGAACGCTAAAGAAACGGAAGAGGCACTCCAAGAACGATGTAATCTGATGTATTTTGATATGCCTCAATCAACCAACATGCTGCAAGCTTATTGGCTTGATTACGAGATATATTTCAGGATAACATCTAGTTACAAATACGCAGAATGGATAAAGAAGAAAGTCATCACTCCTCCTTTCACCAACCATAGCGATGTTCCAGATGACAAGGAAGACGTGACAGAGCCAACCTATAATAGGTCATCCACGATCGATGACGGTATAATAAGTCCCGATGCCATCCAGATATTACCACAAGACAATCGATTAGAAGTTGGAGAACAAATGGTCTTGACAGTCTTGTTCTCTCCAGATGACACAACCAACAAGAACATAAGTTTCGCTTCCTCTGATACGTCCATAGCGACTGTCACCCAAAGCGGCATTATAACCGGGATCAAGACCGGAAGCTGTCAAATACTCATCACGACACCAAACGGGGTCAATGCGGTCAAGGATATTATAGTTTACACAAAAAGAAATAACAATGAGTAAACCTTCAACAAATAAGGTCTGGCATTCAATTGATCAAACCCCCAATAAGGGCGAATGGTATTCCATCGTTCAGTCACCCAAGATAAGATTGATGTCAGTCTCTAACATTAACCATACAAAAACCGATTATCAAGTGAGTGCGGAAAATATCGTCAATACGACAGATGGTTTTATAGATGAGGCAAAAGTCTATAGCTCCATTACCCACATCGAGATCAATAACCAACATCTTATAATCTCTTTCTCGAATGGGCTTACTTTCGATTGTGGAGTTGTTAGCGGCGACTATCCGATATTAAGGTATACCACTGAAGGTATAGAGGCTAAATATAACAGGGAGCCGGATTCCGCATACAAGTTATTGGTCCCCACGAAGGATATTTCCCTCAGCTACGATAAATTAACCGAGGAGCAGAAAAACGAGATCAAGTTCCATTTCTCAGATTTTACCGAGCAAGAGATAGTCCTCCTTCAAAAACCAGCCATAGATGCGGCTGCTCAATGCGAGACTATCATAAGTCTAGTAAACAATGCGTTATCTAATATAGAGGCATTAAATAACTTAATTAGTGATAAGGAGGCGAAACGAGATACGTCCGAGCAAGACAGGTTGAGCAGCGAGACTGAACGTAAGCGGCAAGAGACTATACGTATAAGCAACGAGGAATCAAGGAAGATAGCCGAGCAACAACGGGAACAATCGGAGACTCAAAGGGTCCAGAGAGAGCAAGTGAGAGTTAACGAGGAAATCTCCAGAATAAATGCGGAAACATTACGTGTCCAAGCTGAATCTGACAGAAAATCCGAGTACTCCCAGATTGTCAATGAGACCAACGCAGCCAAGGATTTGGCCCTTGACGTGGCGAACCATCCAAACTATGTAGCGACCGATTTTTACGTGTATCAATGGGATCGCTCCACTCAATCCTATAACAAGCTGGATATATGTCTACGACCAGAAGCGTTCAATATATTTAGGACGTTTTCCTCTATCCCTGAGATGAACAATAACAAGAACAACGTGCCAGAAGGTAAGTTCGTGGTTATCAATGGGGACGTAGAGGTTGAGGATACAGGAAAACTTTATGTGCGCACGTCAGAAGGTTTCGATTATCTGGTGGACATGTCCGGTATGAGGGGTTTCTCTGGAAAGACACCTCAATTTATCATAGGTAATGTTGTCTCCTCGGAACCGGACGTGCCAGCCAATGTATCTCTTTCAGAATCCGGCGTTGACAGTAGCGGTAACCCGATTTATGCGATCAATATATCTGTCCCTAAAGGTAAGTCTGGAACCTCTTTCAATATACATGCCACATATGACACGCTTGATGACCTAAGCACCGCCATACCGGACGGATCCGATATAAACGGATGTTGCGCTGTTGGAACCCAAAAACCATACAACTATTATTTCTGGGGTAAAGGATCTGATGGAGAGAGTGGCTGGCAGGATCATGGCCGTTTGGAAGGGCAAAAGGGAGATCCTTATACTTGGGAGGACTTGACACCGGAGCAAAAGGAGACGATGGCGGTTAACACTGGACGTTATTTCTTTGAGAATTTAATGATTAACAGCGATGGTCATCTAATAATCAATATTCCAGATAATTAATTCAAAAATACGATAACATGCCAATTATAGATTTAGGTAGGATCGCCTATATTAATAAGGGGGAATGGAACTCCTTCACCACATACGAACAAAAAGACGTTGTTTCTTATAACGGCGGTTCTTGGGCCAGCTTAATCAATAACAATACCAACGAAGTCCCATCCGAAGGTGAGTCTTGGGCATTGATGTCCAAATCCACCTATCAGTCATGGCTTGATCAAGGAAATACGGGAACCGAGGAGGATTTTATAGCTACCATAACACCCGTTCAACCGGACTGGATACAAACAGATACGACAGCCAAGGATTACATCAAGAACAAGCCATCCAAGTTTATCCCGACTGACCATACCCATACCAAGAGCCAGATAACGGATTTCCCAACGTCATTACCAGCAGACGGAGGAAACTCTGGTACAGTTAATGGTCATACCGTAGACTCGGATGTTCCGGCTGGAGCGAAGTTTACCGATACCATCTTTGACGATAGCGACTTGAAGCAACAGATATCGGACACGCTAAACGCCTCGAAACAATATACCAATGAGCAAATCGGGAATATAATAGGATTTGATATATCCATTGTCTCGACCTTACCCACGACAGGAAAAAAAGGAATCATTTATTTGGTTCCTAAAAGCGATGGTACTGACGCTGATTGCCACGACGAGTATATATGGATCGACAATAAGTATGAGCTGATAGGAAATACCGCTATCGATTTATCCGCATATAGTACAACGGAACAGAATGATAACAAATATGTTCCCAAAGAGGTTGGTAAGGGATTATCCACGAATGACTACACTAATGAGGAAAAAACCAAGTTAAGTAGCATTGCCGCAAACGCAGAGGTTAATGTCAACGCTGATTGGAACGCAACTACCGGTAGTGCGCAAATATTAAACAAACCCAATGTCATATTGGAAGGCGATATAGATCAAACTTGCATGAATAAGTCTCAATCTAAATGGGCCGTAACAGGAACAACAAACAAAAATACTATCTCGTCCACAAATCGGGTATATGACTGGGTTGGCACTCAATCGGAATACGATACCCAGTTTAGCACAGGAGAAATCGATCCTAGCTGGATTTGTTTTATCACGGACGTGAACCCATTCTCCGGATTCAATATTTGGATCGGAACAATAGAAGAATACGGTGCAATAGCTCCTCATGACATTAACACTATATATTTAATAAAGGATTGATATGAGAAAAAGTATACACCCTATCGATGATAGTTCCTCTGTCATATATTCAGGCACGTTGGGAGATCTATTCCAGATGTTACCCAACATACCATCCGCATCGTATTCCGTAAATATATGGTGTATAGGAAAAGGAGGAATGGGAGGAAACGCCGGAAATGGGTGGGGTTTATATAAAGGAGGAGCTGGAGGTGCAGGAGCGAACGGAGGAGTTTTATGCGTATCATCTTCGATAAAATATTCGGATAACATTAAACTTGAATACACAAACGATGACGGTACGTATGGAGCAAAAGTCTCATCGAATAAATTTACGCTCAAAGCCTACAATGGAGGAAACGGGGGAAATGGTACGAATGCAAGCGCTTTTGGAGGAAATGGAGATGGAGGCGCAGGAGGAACCGGTAGAGCCAATAAAGCTGAAGGTACTATAATGGTTATACATAACTGGCACGACCCGAAAGCTCCATCTGGAGGAAGAGTTCCTAATAGTACACCCCCTAACGCTATCTTTTCATGTGAATATACCACGTCTTATGGAAAAGCAAGTGCAGGCTCTGGAGGTAGCGCCCCAACCTCTCCATCTCCGGGGTGTATAGTTCTTGAATTAATGTTACCGATCGGATTCGTTGGAGAGCAAGTTATCAATCAAATTTTTATAGGAGATACAAAAATAAACCAAGCCTTATGATAAAACAAGGGAATAAAGTAATCAGTAATACGCAAATTAAAATATTATCAAGCAATGAGATAACAAAAGAAACCATTGAGAATGTTCTTACTGGCGAAATAGTATCTCATACTCATGATGGAATATATGTCAAAAAAGATGATCCTAGATTAAGCGACTCACGTCCAGCATCGGATGTTAGCGCATGGGCGAAAGCCTCTATCAAACCATCATATTCCGCATCCGAGATAACAGGATTATCCAATGTCGCAAAAACAGGTAGTTATAATGACTTGTCTAACAAGCCTACAATCCCTACCGTTGATGTCAACAAGGCCTATGTTGATAGTGCATTAGCTACAAAGGCAGATCTTGTAAGCGGAAAGATCCCGTTATCCCAGCTGCCCGAAATCCCGTCCCCGATAACTGTTGATAACTCATTAAGCTCGACAAGTACGAATCCTGTGCAAAATAAGGTTATAAACACAGCGTTAGGAAACAAAGTTGATAAGGTATCCGGAAAAGGGTTAAGCGCTAATGATTACACTACAATCGAAAAAGACAAACTATCAAGAATCGGTTGGGTTATAGATCAAACTCCATCAATAGAATATGAAGAGGATAAGATTAAATTTCTCATACACAAAATAGATTCCAGTAGTGGGGCAACCAGCAACGGCTCATTTTATATTGATGGAGCAAATGGTTCTAAGTCTGGACTAATGACAGCCTCAGATAAGAATAAATTAGATGGCATAGCGACAGGGGCGAACAATTACATTCATCCTGCAACATCAGGAAACAAACATATCCCAGCAGGTGGAGCATCTGGTCAGATCCTTCGCTGGGGTTCAGATGGTACGGCTGTATGGGGAGCGGATAACAACACCACATATAGCGTGGTTGGCGCTAATGGAAGCACCGGTTTGGTAAAAAATGGTTCTTCTGTCACCAACGCTTCAGGTTATACTACTTGTCCTATTATTGGAGGTGTCCCTTATTATAAGGATACGACTTATACGCTACCAACAGCCACAGGGTCAATACTGGGTGGTGTTAAGACAGGTGCTAACATAACGAATAGCTCTGGCACCATCTCCATAACTAAAAGCAATATCACATCAGCCTTGGGATATACACCGGAGAAAGAATGCTTATTGATAGAATATATCGACATGGTAGGGAGCACAACTCCAGAAACCATAACAGAAACTCAATTCAATGATATTTGGAATGCCATAAAAAACAATGAAAGCATAAAGGTAAAATACAGCCAAGCGGATATCGGAGTATATATAACCGCAGATTGTGTATACGGGCTGTGTTACGGCCCAGAATTTGCCCAATGTATATTTGGTTCATTACACTCAGATGCCAAAGATATTATTATAGAAATTCAAAAACAAGATACAAAATATACGCTCGCTTGCAGCGCTGACAACGGTGTTATTTCCACAGATGGATCTAGTGATATGTTTTTAGCGAATGACGGAACCTATCGCTTTTTACCAAAAGTCTCAACAACGCAAAATGGTATTGTTAATGTCCTACCAGATGACGCTACGAAATTCCTTGATGGAAAGGGTAATTGGAGCACGGTGAACACGGTATTGGCACCCGGTGTTTTTGATATATTCACAAGACTGATGGAAGGATCTTCTGATGGGACTGTCTTAACCGTAACACAAGCAGAGTATGACATATTGGTCACAGCTACTCCTGAACTGGGTCAAGGGTATTTCTTTTCTGTAAATAATGGTTTTGATTCAAATGGCCCTTTGTTTCCCGGCACTGGAAATATTGTTAGATATGAATCTTCAATTTCTATTTTTATCAATGCTATATTACCTCAATATCCTCAATATCTTATGATATTTGAGATTGATACTGTCACGAAAATATGCAAACCTTCCGCATTTGCTTCTATGATTATGGGAGTAGGAAATAATGAAGGAATATCTATTGAAGTCATAACGGCTGATGAAGATAATCAATACAGCAATTCAATAGGTCTTATAACCAATGGTGATGGATCTAAAGCATTGATGGATAACGGACAGTACAAGTCTGTTAGCGCAGATTATATTATTGATTATTTGGATATCTCTGGAGAAATCGGAGAACAAACGTTTACTATAACAGAAGCTAGATATAATGAAATCAAAACGGCCTTTGAAAACAAACGAAACATTATTTTATACTTATATGGAGGATTGGGTTTCTATAGGTTTACCAGCGGTCTAAATTATGGTGAAACATTTATATTGACAAGCATTAGTACTTCAATAAGCAACAGCAATACTAATATTGATATAAATGCAACAACACTAATTATAGAATCTCCAGTTAACGCAATCTCCGAAGTAGCATTTAATGTTAATCAACAACAAATTAAAGCTCCAGTTTTCGATCTCACAATAACGCTACCCGACAATTTTAATGTTAACACAACGTATACGTCTGATCAAATCAAAAGCATGCTACAATATACATCATGGAAAAGTTTCTATAATAATTTCGTGAACGGAGATACAGCTATGGTAAGATTTTCCGCAAATAATCAAGATGGTACACATATATATAACTTTTCTCCATCTGAAGTTATTTATAGCTATGATTCTAAATCGAAAGTTTATTCCATGATTGTTACAGTATGTGGTTATGCTATTTTAGCAACACAAGGAAAATATATGATGAGCATGATATTTGCTTACAATGAAGTTAATTCTACGTACGAATTAAATGCAGCAATTTTTGGCTCAATATAAGACAATCATCATAACTCGATGATTAATGTCACAATGCAGTTATGGTGAAATATTTTCTACAAAATAGAGAACAGACACTTTATTTAATACTCACTTAAAATTGTAAAGCACGACCACTAGATTTTAACATCCTGTTATCGTGCTTTTTGTTATTGTGTACACATCACTTTCAATATTTTGCAAACTGATTCCAATGTAAGTTTCTCCTGACCTCTCAGCAACTTGCCCACATAAGCAGGTGAGACCCCATTTTTTCGGCAAACTCTTTTTGCGTCATGTTCATTTTACGCAGGTAATAGTGCAAGGAAAGTGCAATATCTTGTGACATACGCAACCATTCCTTGTTTGTTTTTCTTGCCTGAGCCTTTTGTATAGTTTCCTCGGAACGCTCCTTCACCATTGTGTGAAATTTATCTAAATTAAATGCCATAGTATTCTTTTTTGAAAAAATTGGAACATTAAGTCAAACACCTTATTCAATTATCAATATACATAAAGCATACCTAAGCCACATTACATAAATATATTTCAATCATCATAAATACAGCTTTCCATGAAGTGCTTTATATCTTTTGACCATTCCTCAAAAGAATTATGAAGAACTCTTTTATAATTCAATACCCCGCAATATGAAAAATCCTTTCTGTTATCTATCAGTAAGGATCTCTTGTGTATAACAGTAGATGAAAAATAATCGATAATCTCCTCCAATGCATATTCTAAAAATATTTTATTAACACAAAACACTACACTAGACCTTGAATCCAAGACGTTCTCATATACAAATATAGTTCTTTTATTATTATCTTTTATTCGAAACACAAAAACATCTTCTGGTATAATTGATGTATTCTCATTTGACGATACAACATGAGCTTCTTGACATAATAATATTCTTGAATCTTCAATCTGCATATCAGATAAATAATCGATATACTTATTTTTATGTATTTTCAATGCGCTTTTAACAACCGAAGGACTTATCTTTTTTATATCATTGAATCCCTTTTTTAACACAAAGCCGTATTTATCACTATTTGTATCTTGTAAAAACTGATTATAGTAATTAAACAACTCTACAACATTCTCCAAATTTATGCTATCCACTATCTCACGAATCTTACAGTTCTTAGACACGACCCTAAGAGGAGATATCTTTTTCTTTATATAA